ATGGCAATCAGTGACACAAAGCTCCGCTCTATCTATGGTAAACCATATTCCGGGCCTGCTGAAATTACGGATTCAGACGGGCTTGGAATTCGCATAACCCCCAAAGGCGTGATCAGCTTTCAGTTTAGGTTCCGATGGGAAGGGAAGCAGAACCGAATGGGGCTCGGGCGTTACCCAGCGCTGACCCTGCGCGATGCCCGCAATATCGTTGCAGACCTGAGGGAGTCGGCAGACAAAGGCATTGACCCCCGAACGCTGGCTGGTGGCAACAAATCCAAGAGTAAGCCAACGGTAAAGGATTGCCTGGATTACTGGAAAGAAAATTACGTGGACGTAACGCTAAGAGCTAAGACGATAGCGCTTTATAAATCAACGGTTATAAAGCATATGCGCGACGCTTTTCCCGGCATTCCGGTTGAGGATATCCCTGTCCGCTTGTGGGTAGAGAGGTTTACCGAAGAGGAGAAAATCAACCCTCGCCGAGCCCGGCATTTATTGATACAGCTCAGGTCTGCCATTGGTTGGTGTACGCGCCGACAATTCATTAGCACAACCGAACTCATGCTTTTGCAGCCGAAAGATATCGGTGTTAAACCGGTGATTGGGGAGACCACGCTCAGCTATAACCAGCTTGCCAAAATCTGGATGGCTATAGAAAGAAGTCGTGGGTCAACTTCTAACCGATTGCTTCATCAACTGCTAATGCTGTACGGCGCCAGGAATAGCGAACTTCGGCTGGCTATAAGGGGGGAGTTTGACCGAGAGGAGGGGTTATGGGTTGTGCCGGCAGAGAAAAGTAAAACCAACAAAATTATCAGGCGCCCCATTTTCTCCGCCGCAGATGATTTGCTGAAAAAAGCTGAAATGACGTATGGGGATATACTTTTCCCTGGCGAGGACCTGAAAAGCCCCATTACTATTTCTGGTGCAAATAAATTTCTCAGAAGAATCAAGGACTCGTTGGGGTTTGGTGAGTTTACTTCACATGATTTTCGGCGCACATTGGCAACCCGGCTATCCGAAGATGGTGTTGCTCCGCACGTCATCGAAAAGATGCTGGGGCATGAACTTGGCGGCGTGCTTTCTGTCTATAACAAGCATGACTGGATTGCCGAACAGAAAGACGCCTATGATCTGTATGCTGAAAAGATATTCTGGCATATCAGGAGGATTTCTGGTTGATACCCCCGTTTAAGATCCACTCCACAATAGCAGAGCGCAGATATTGCTTAGGATAGGTCCGGACCGGTTTGGGGAAATTATAGCGCTCGGTGTATTTGCGGATGGTCACGCGTGAAGATACTCGGATCATCCGCATTGCCTCTTCCTCGTCAATCATTTCAATGTCTACCATATAACCCACCTCATACCACTTTCAGGCCACGACAGTGGCACCACGTCTCATACATCCGCTTAACCACTTCCCGGCAATAGTAGCCGTGACCGTCTCGCGTCAGGTCATACCGGCCGCCGTAGCGCAGCCGGACCCATATCTCAAATTCTCTGTTCATCGTTTCATCTCGCGCAGCGCGGTTTTATAGGCCCGCAGCGCATCCCTGGTTTTGCCTGAAATATGCGTCTTCATGAAGAAGCTGCCGCGCCGTTCGCTGATGACGCCCGGGGTGCAGAGCAGGGTGGCATCAACAACCCGGTTATGTTTGCGAAACTCGAAAATGGTGCTGGTAATAGTCACCGCGGCCACAGCGCCATAATCTTTAAAGTCGATTTTCATCTTTCTGATCCTCCTCAACTGCTGCGATATATCCTTTCCATCCGCCATAGCTGTTAACCATTTCACCCAGGCGAGAGAGGCAGGCGTTCATCCAGCGGATCCCCCGAGGCGTAAGCGCCGGCACTGTTCCCCAGTCGATAAATTGCGAATTGCTGCGATGCAAATATTTGATGAGGTCCAGAATGTCGATGTAATGCGCATGGCGCCGCTCCAGACTCCACCCTTTATCTTTGAGGTAGGAGTCAATGAAGCCCTGCAGCGCTGGCTGGTTAAGCGAAATATCTCCGTACAGGTGACGGTATACCGGGCGACGGTGCAGGCTGACCAGATAGAACAGGTAAGCATCGCACACCCATGTTAAGGCCCGCTGGTGGGCCTCCTCGATAGAACCTGCTGGCATCCAGATAACGTCATTCACCGTGGCTGCCCCCGAGAATCTCATTGAGATCTTTATGAAGCTCAAAGCTGCCGAACTCAGGATGTTTCCAGCGCTTACGACCATCTCCTGGCGGTAGTGACTCTTCGATCAGTGTCCCAAGCGCCTGCATGAAGGCCCCACGATGTACCAGCAGCCCCCGACTGCCTTTATATTTCTGCGTAGGCAGATTGGCGAACCTGATAAGACGGCGACAGGATCCATCTGAGAAGGTGGTTTCCCAGGCGATTTTGACGACGCGTACGAACTCACTTTCAGGGGTTGCCGCTTCTGGTTGTGTGGCAATAGCAGGTGCAGGCGCTGCAGGAGTAGCAGTAACCGCTACCTGTTTGACGCTGACTACATCCATCACCGCTTTCATCGTCGCTGATGCGGTTGCCTCGGCCACAACGCGGGCCAGCGAGAGCATGTCTGGTGACTGAGGGGGTGACGGCACTGCAATGCGCGGTTGCGACAGCTCCTTTTTCATACCCTGCCATTGCTCAATAAGGGCCAGTCGGCGCACGGCGTCATAGCCCGTTACTAGGGTCATCGACAGGTTTTCATTGAGGAAAATCTCATCAATAACATTGCGGCCTTGGTATTCTTTCCTGTTAATGAAAAAACCTTTAAAATCATCATTCTCCAAGTCTGGAGAATGGAATCCAAGCTGTGCCAGCATCGCCAGAATATCGCGCTTAACGTGGTCGTGGTTCTTTCCGGTAACTTCAGCTATTGCACGGCTACCCATCATCGGAACACCGTTAACTACCTGCATTTGTTTTTCCATTATTTCGTTACCTTCGTGAGTTTTATTCCGATGTGCCGGGCGTAACGGCGCATGCTACGGTTTAATGGCATCTGCACATTGCCGTCACCGGTCTTATATTGAGAAACGAACTGTTGCGTGTTGTTTTGCTCGGGGACCGGATCCCGCGTCAGCCGATGCCCTTGTGCAAGCGTCAAGCCGCATAGACCTTGTCTGGTTTTGCTACTGCGCATCTTTGCCATTCTCATCCCCTTAAAACGGTTTACTGACCTGAAGCTCGCTTCGCTCTTTCACGTAGCGGTCGTGCATGGCATCCCACTTTTCGCACCATTTCTGCATTTCACGTTTGCGGGCGAGGATTCGACGCAGACGACGTACGGTACGGCGGTGAGCATTGAAATATTCCACAGTGACGGCACCACGTTGCCAGTGGGTCAGTTCAGGATTCAATGGGTGGACGGCCTGCACGTCCGGGTAACGCTGCTTAAATCCGGACCGGGCGAAGGCGTGCGATGTCAGAAAGTGCGCCAGCCAGATAATGGCAGTGCCGCGGCTAAAGCAACGTTTCATGCGTCCGTGACGGATGGCGGCATAAAGATCGCCAACGGGCGTGTGGTGCTTCTGTAATGCCAGGTCAATGGCGCTGGCGGTGCGGTTATCGTTCATCGTTTAATTTCTCCTGAGTAACGTTCATGGCTCATCACTTCCCAGTTCCGGCCGTCGTCTTTCGATAAGAGCCGCCAGCGTGGGTTAACCTTCAGGCTGAGATATCCCGTGCGGTGCGTACGCCGTGCATAAATGCGCTTCCGGCGGTACCGCAGCAGGACCTGCATCGCCTGCAGGTGTACGCGTTCAGGAATTCGTATTGCTGTCAGCACGGTCAACCTCCCTGGCTGGAGCTATCACCTGATATCCAGCTTCCTGAGCCAGTTCGAGAAAAGCCTCAGGCAAGCAGAATGTTTCTTCTTTGCGGAGCGGGTATTGTTTGACGAATTCACCATCTTCCAGCTCAATAACAACCCGCCCGGTAAATCCCGGCTCGCAACTTAATTGCACCATCGGTGGCGGCGCGGGAATAAGTACGCCACGATATTCAATCATTCTCATTATTTAGCCCTCGGCTTTTAATGACTGTTCAGCCAGCGTTGCAATAAGCGCATTCATAAAGTCCACACCATCAGGTGTTAACTTATTAACGCCCATGCAATTCGAATAATGCTCAGCAATTAAATGCTCCGCCTGTTCGCGCTTGTGGTTGTCATAAATCATTGCTTCAAACAACTTGATTAATGCTTTTGTTAAAATGTCCCCATCAAGCTCTACAGGTAATTTCGTGCCGTCTTCCAGTTTGACTATCTGGAAATAACTTCCAGTTCTACGCATCATTGAATCCAGTTTTGCCCGAACGAGGTGACGGCGACGAGTTTCAATCAGGTTTGTTTTCACGGCGCTTTTCCTCAGCCTCTATCCAGATGGAAATATTTGATGCGATATTTAGCGCCAACCCCAGCAATGCTTCGGTCTGAGGAGGGTTCATTCTTTTAAAACAAAGATGCATCAAATCTAAGAGTTCATTCAGGTTATTAGCCTCAGTTACAACTTCTTCAATACTTGTGCTGGTTGCAGGGTTCCACATAATTACCTCCCGTAAGCTTTGCGAAGATAAAGGCCCGCAATCACTTCCTGTCCGCATGATGCATAAAGCAGGGCAGCTTTATATGCATTTCGGTCGACGATGAATGTCATATTTAGCGACCTTTTCTAATATTGTTCACTGTGGAACCAGTCATAACGCAAAGCTCATTGAGCAGACTGGTAAAGCGACCGGCGACATGCTTATCTGTTCTGGCTATCGCAGCAAAGAGCAATGTATTGAACTCACCCCTGAGTTGATTGGCGTACGCATCTGCGTGCTGTGCTGTCCTGAGTGCTCCATTTGCTTCAATGAGTACAGGGAAATCAGTACGCATTGTTATTTCAAGGTTGTCTTTTTTACGGGATGCAATATTCATTATGCTTTCCTCAAAGTGAGTGAGGCCTCAGCAATTAAGCCGTTTTATCAATTCTGGTTTTTAAGTTAATTTCGGTAGATTGTCTTTTATTTTATGGTGATGAAATGGATGTGGCTTTTAATATCAGATCTCTGATCTCTGGATAAATATAGAGAATATCCTTCGCCTCATCACATGCTTCATCGTAGGATTTAAAAAAATCGACTAAGATAAAATGATTTCCATGACGTTCATAAATCGCAAATTCAATCTCACCAATAAAGTTCGTACAGAACTCATAATTTGTATTTATTTGATGACTATTCTCCTCATGCATATACAGCCACTTAGCGCCATGTTTTTTTAATTTTTCGTGTATATCGAAAGCATTATCACCCGCTGCGTTAATCATCTCATTAGCTCCATTGTTTGCCGATGAACTGAATATAACCGCTAGTTATTTTTATTGCAACACCGCAGGTTATATTAATTTATAATTAGCGGTTATGTTCATGATATGTTTGATGTTATTTTTTTTGTGGTGGGAGGGGGCGGCATTGTTTGGTCAAAAAAAAGCCCGGTAAATCCGGGCTGGTTAGTTAGATATAGGTTAGATAAGCATCATTTTTGTCTGTACAGCCACGCCAATGATCCTACAGTTTCCGTTAACTGGAACCAGTGGCCATGCAGGGTTTAGCCCTTTCAAATAGCGTTGACCACCATCGATAACTAACTTTTTGAAGGTCGCTTCGTTTGAATCTTCAAGCTTGGCAATCACAAGGCTACCGTTCACTGCCTCACGCCCCGTATCAAACAGGACGTATGTGCCTTCAGGAATGCTGAGCCCGAGCGGGGCAGTCATTGAATCACCTTCAACGTACAACCAGAACCCATTTCCCTGAATGTGGGCGTCAGATTCAAGCCAGTGGTCTATGTCTTTCAGAGAATAGGCCTCCACGGCCTCGCACCAGGCGCCGGCCTGAACGCTGCTTAAAACTGGGTACCTACGCCCGGGTTGATAGGCTCCTGCATAGGTAACGTTGGATTTGGTTAACTGATGAGCCTCGTCAGCCAGAGTGGAACTAAATTCCTCGACCTTAACATCAAGAACTTCGGCAAACTCTACAGCCCGTTTTAAATTCAGTGCGTTTTTACCCGCAAAAATTTGAGCAACGGCACTTTGACTTATACCAAGACGATCAGCCAAAACCTCTTGGGATAGGCCAAGCTCTTTTTTCTTACGGTCATAGATAGCCTTAAGTCTTTGTGCATCAAGCAATTGTTCTTCAGTTAATGGCTTTTTTTTCATCAGTAATTCTCCTCTCCCCACAAAATTATCACCGCAGGGAATATTAATCAATAACCTGCGGTGTTGCAATAAAAATAACTAGCGGTTATATTGATTGCAGGAGGGGTTTATGAAAAAACTCACATTAAAAGAATTTGCGGATCAAGAAGGCCAAGTAAAGGCTGCCAGCAAGCTCGGGATTAGACAAAGCGCAATAAGTAAGGCTTTGAGGCTAAAGAGAAATATTTTTGTGCTTGTTCACCCAGATGGGACGACTGAAGCCGAGGAAGTTAAGCCATTCCCAACAAAGAAGAACGAATTTCCGATTCAAGAGGTGTGACATGTCACCCGAAGACTTCATTCGCAAGCACATTACTGCGGCGCTGGAAGCCGATTTGCTGCCCTCTGATGCCATCAGG